ATGGTTTGCATAAAGTAGCAGTTCAGACCATTTAAGGTGTTAGGCTTGGGATACAAGTCATCTACGAGTCTTGGAGTGTTTATGCCTAATCCCCCGAAGCCTATTGAGCAGAAACGTCTTATCGGTAACCCTGGTAGGCGGCCTTTGCCGAAAGATGCTGTTGAGTTGCCCCAGTTGACTGGTGTGCCTGTTCCTTTGCGCCCGTTGGGTGTGACTGGTATGGCTTTTTGGGATGAAGCGTGGGGTAAGGGTCAGTTGTGGTTGGGGCGTACTGATGCTTGGCTTGTGCAACTTACTGCTGAGATGTTAGATGAGCGTGATGAGTTGCGTGGAATTCTTGCTGAGAGGGTCACTAGGGGTGATGATGATTCGTGGCGTGACCGTAGACAGTTGCGTGATTTGGAGAGAAGTCTTATTTCTAACTTGTCTTTGATGGCTTGGACTCCTGTTGACCGTAGTCGTTATGGTTTGGCTGAGGTGAAGGCTAAATCTAAGTTGGCTGATTTTATGGATAAGCATGGATAGTTGGCCGCCAGCGTGGTTGACCCCTGTTTCGGATGATGAGATTGCTGCTGGTAAGGGTGAAGCGGTTATAGCGTTTGCTGAGACGTTTGGAATTATCACTAAGGACTCTGTGGCTGGTAAGGCTGGGGTTACTTTGCGGTTGCGTGACTGGCAGAAAGAGTTGTTGCGCCATGTTTACGCTTATGACGATAAGGGTTTGAAGCATCGCATCAATCTGATTGGTATGCCCCGTAAACAAGGCAAGTCGGCTTTGGCTTCTACGCTTGGCGTGTATGGCTTGTTGGCTCAGGGTATCAATGGTGCAGAGGTTTATTCGTGTGCTGCCGATAAAGACCAGGCTCGTATCGTGTTTGGCGATGCGAAGAAAATGATTGAAGCTCACCCTGATTTGATGGAGATGGTCAAGTTGTATAGGGATGCGATTGAAGTTCCTTCTACTGGTTCTGTTTATCGTGTGTTGTCTGCTGAAGCGTTCAGTAAAGAGGGCCTTAGCCCAACATGTGTGATTTTTGATGAAGCACATGCCCAGCCCAATAGGGAGCTGTTTGATGTTATGTCTTTGGCTCAGGGTGCTAGAGGTAACATGGCTTCGATGATTGCGATTACTACTGCTGGGGTTAAGACTGACTCTACGGGTATGGACAGTATTGCTTATTCTCTTTACCAATATGGTCAGAAGGTGGCTCGTGGTGAAATTATCGACCCAACTTTTTTCATGGGATGGTGGGAAGCCCCTATGGAAGCAAATCATAGGCTTGAAGAGACTTGGCGTATCGCTAATCCTGGGATAGATGACATTTGTGCTTTATCAGATTATGAGTCTGCTGTGTTGCGTACTCCTGAGTCTGAGTTTAGGACTAAGCGTTGTAATCAGTGGGTTAGTTCTCAGATTAGTTGGTTGCCTACTGGTATGTGGGATTCTGTAGCCGAGCCTGAAGAGTTAGACCCTGATGCCGAGTATGTGTTGGGCTTTGATGGCTCGTTCTCTGGAGATACGACTGTTATTGTGGGTTGTCGTAAGCCTAGACATGAAGAAGATAAACCTTATGTGTTTCTTGTGAAGGCTTGGGAGAAACCTGTTGATGCTGATGATACTTGGCGTGTGGACATTCTTGATGCTGAGAACGCTATCAGGGACTTTTGTGCGAAGTATAAGGTTCGTGAGGTTGCTTGTGACCCTTACCGTTGGCAGAGGTCTATGGAAGCGTTGGCTGATGCTGGTGTCCCTATCGTGGAGTGGCCGTCTACTTCAGCGAAACGCATGATTCCAGCGTGTGCCGCTTTTTTTGATGCTGTAGTTGAAAAACGTATTACACATGACGGTAACCCTTTGTTGGCACGTCATCTAAGTAATGCTGTTGTAAAGAGTGATAATCTTGGTGTAAGGATTGTGAAAGAGAACCGTTCTAGTCTCCGCAGGATTGACGCTGCTGTTGCAGCTATCTTGGCGTATGACCGAGCAGGGGCTAAAATAGAAAAGCGTATAGTACCCAAGTTTTACGGATAGGTGAACATGATTTCTTCAATAGTTCAGGCAGTAGGCATTGGGATTGTTGCTATAGGTGTGGGAATGATTTTTTTACCAGCAGGTTTAATTGTTTTGGGTGCTGGAACACTTTTGTTTGGCTTGGCTTCTGGAATGGATAAATAATGCTTAATAGGCTTCTTAGTACACGCTCTATTTCTTATCAAAGCATTTTCTCTAATGGTGGAGATTTTTCTATTGAAAGTCAAGCTGGCGTAAACATAAACGGTAATACAGCCTATGAGGTTGTAGCGTTCTTCTCTGCTATAAGCCTTATCAGTGACACTATTTCTACTTTGCCTGTTGATTCTTTTATTCGTGTTGATGGTGAACGTAAGCCTTACCGCCCACGCCCTACTTGGATTGACCAGCCAGACATTGATACTACACGTCAAGCACACTATGGGTCTATTGTTGCTTCTCTTCTTGTTTACGGTAACTCTTATACTCGTGTTTTTAGAGATAATAAGGGTGATGTTGTAAATCTTGTTGCTCTTGACCCGACAAAGATGGAAGTTAGACGTTCTGCCATTGGTCGTAAGGTTTTTGTTTACGCTGATGAAAAAAAGACTTTGAACTCTGATGAGGTTATTCACATCATTGATTTAGCAACTCCAGGTGCTTTGATTGGTTTATCTAGGGTAGATAAGTTGAAAGATGCTTTGGGTGTTGCTACTGCTTTGCAGTCTTATGCTTCTCGTTTCTTTTCTCAGGGTGCTACCACTAATGGTGTTATCGAGTATCCTGGCGAGTTAACCCCTGAAGAAGCTAAAGACCTTAGAGAGTCATTTGATTCACGTCATAAGGGTTTCCGTAAGGCACATAAGACAGGTATTTTGTCTGGTGGAGCAAAGTATGTTTCAACTACTGTCTCTAATGATTCAGCACAGTTCCTTGATTCTCGTAGGTTCGCTGTCGAAGAGATTGCTAGAGCCTTCAACATTCCTTTGCACATGCTCGGTATTCCTGGTACTGCTAGTTATGCTTCTGTTGAGCAAAATAACCTTCAATTTATTTCTCACACGTTAAGACCTATTTTAGAGAAGATTGAGTGGGCTTACAGCCGTATCCTACCTAGTACAGCATTTATCAAATTTAATTTCTCTGCTCTTCTTCGTGGAGACCTTCAGAGCCGTTATCAAGCGTATTCGATTGCTACTCAGGCTGGTTTCAAATCAATCAATGAGATTAAGAAGTTAGAGGATGAGCCAGCAGTTGCTGGTGGTGATGCGTTTAGAGTTCCTTTGGCTAACGTGAACATTAATGCTGCTGACCTGTCTGAGACTGAAGCTAAGGTGAAGATGGCTGATACTTTGATTGCTGCTGGGTTTGACCCTGAAGCAGTACTTATGGAACTTGGGTTGCCTTACATTCCTTTTGTAAAGGTTGAATCTCCAGCACAGTCTCTTCCTGCTAATGACCCTACACATGTAGGAGACCCTAATCAACCTAATTCACAGAGTATGGGGGCATAATGATAACTCCAGGTGCATATAATATTACTGCTTATCAAGGTGCAGATTATGACCAGTCATTTACTGTAACTCAGGGTGGTACAGCGTTGAACTGGACTGGTTTTACTGCAAAAATGCAGGTTCGTGAAGCTGCTGATGCTTCTACAGCATTAATTGATTTGAATACTAGCGGTTCAGGTATCACTTTGGGTGGAACTGCTGGAACTATTCTTGTCAACATTACTTCAACACAGTCAGCTGCTGTTAGTGCTGGTTCTTATGTTTATGATTTAGAACTTATTTCTTCAGGTAGTGCGGTGACAAGACTTTTACAGGGTGCCTTTAACATGGTAGGAAATGTGACTAGATGAGTACAACAACAGTAACAACTACTGAGACAACAGTGCTAGTTGAACTAAGCAGTGCAGGTGTTCAAGGTGCTTCAGGTATCGGCTATACAGGTGTCACGTCAAACTCGACTATCACTCTAGGCACAGGTCTAAAAACTTTTACTCTAGTTTCAGGTTATGCAGGTGCTTTTGTAACAGGTATGAGGGTTAGGGCAATACATAGTGACACACCTACCTACTACATGGAAGGTACGGCTAACTATGTTGGTGGCGGAACAATTATTGTTACTGTTGACAAGTTCAACGGTACAGGTTCACATAACAACTGGAATTTTGCTGTATCAGGTGAGACAGGTGTAACAAGTGTCACAGCAACTTCACCGCTTACTGGTGGAGTAATTACTAGCACAGGTAGCATTGGTTTGAATCAGGCTTTATTGTCTTTGACTCGTTCTCAGATAAGTGATTTTAGTGGTGGTACTGTTGCTTCGGCTGGTACTGCTCAACAGGCTGGTACTGCGGTTTATTCGACTCTTTCAGGTACGGCTGTAGGTCTTTCAGGTTCAATAACTCGTAGCCAGGTTAGTGATTATGTTGGTGGTACTGTTGCAAACATTTCGGGTACTGTCGCTCAAAGTCAGGTCACTAATCTTGTATCCGATTTATCAGGTAAAGCTACTTTAGGTTCAGCCAATACTTTTACTGTAGGCGGTCAGATTGTTACTTCTCAGAGCGACACTGTAATGCCTCTTGTTTTGCGTAGAGCTTCAGCAACAGCGACAGCAAGCATCCTAGAATTTCAAACCTCAACAGGTACAGCAATTGCCAGCGTTGATGCTTCAGGTAATGGTAATTTTCCTAAAATTTCAGCAGGTTCTTCAACAGATTTAGGTTATGGACAATTATCAGTTTTATCCTCTGTTTCAACAAATAAAGGTGTAGTTGTTAGAGCAGCAAGTTCGCAGTCTGTTTCAATTCAAGAATGGCAAGATTCAAGTGGTACGGCTCAGGCAGTTATTACTAGTGCTGGCGGTATTGCTACTTCTCAAAGATTAACAACAGGTTCAAATACTACTAGTGGTTTAGCACATTTTACTGTTTTGAATCCTGTTGCAACTAGAGTAGGTGTTGTTGTTAGAGGTGCTGCTTCTCAATCTTCTAACTTACAAGAGTGGCAAGATTCTGGTGGTGGAACAGCAACATTAGTTTCTAATAGCGGTCAGATTGCTACAACACAAAGAATGACTGTTGGTGTTGCATCAATCTCAGCTGCAGGTCAATTAGCAGTTATTGGTAGCAACGATAGAGTTCAGATGGCTGTTGTAGGTAATGCTACTCAAACAACTGATTTACAGCAGTGGCAAAACTCTAGCGGTGGAACAGTCGCTCAAATATCTCCATTTGGTGTTTTTACTTCAGGGCAAAATGTTATCAACGCTGTAACCTCAACTATTATTCCATTAATTGTAAAAGGTAACTCTGCTGGCACATCAGACTTGCAACAGTGGCAGAACTCTTTTGCAACTCCAATAGGAATATTTAACCGTAGCGGACAACTTGTTGCTGGTGGTACTGCCGTAAATGGTAATGCTATGGTTAACTCTGCCCCTTATGGGTCTACACAGGGTGGTTTTAATGCCAAGATGTTTACAGATTCCACAGCAAACGCTTTTCAGATACAGAACTCTGCTGGAACAATTGTTGGTGGCCGTAATGCTGTAGCTCAAGCATTTACAGGTTCTTTTCAACCTATTTTGTCTCCTGTTGGTGGAACTATTCAATCTATTGCTACTGGTGCTAACCCGATTGTAACTATGGCTTCAGCTCATGGTCTGGGTGTTGGTGATTTGGTTACTCTTGCATCAACTACTGGTGGAACTTATGATGGTACTTTTTCTATTTCGGCTATTACTTCAACAACTTTTACAATAGTTTCTGCTCTTACTGCTGGTCAGGCTGGTATTGCAGGTACGGCTTCTGTCCCTGCACAAAAGAGCATTACGGCTAGAAGTGCAGGAACTAAGGGTTTAGTTGTTAGAAGTGCAAGCGGTCAGTCTGCTAACTTACAGGAATGGCAAACTTCTGCTGGTGGAACTGCCGCCATGATTTCAAATAATGGAACTTTAAGACTTACAAACATTACTGATACTACCCAAACAGGTTCTCTTTTCTATTTCAATGCTGCAAATATTCAGATTCAAACTAGGTCTGCTGCAAATGTTGGGCTTATGATTACAGGTGTTGCTAGTCAATCTGCAAACTTACAAGAATGGCAAAACTCTGGTGGAACAGCATTAGCAAGCATAAATCCTGCTGGTGGAGTATTTTCACCTACATTCACAACAACTAACTCCTATAGCGTTATGGGTGAAGCTAACTCTGGTGGAAGTATTCGTTTTGAAAGAGCAACAGCAACAACCGCAGCTCCTACAAATCAAGTAAGAATACAAGTTATTGCTGGATTGACTGGTTCTAAACTTGTTGCAGTATCTCCAACTGGAGTTGTCTATACTATTTTAGATAACATCGTCTAATAGGAAGAAGGAACATGATGTCTGAATTTAACGTATCAAACGAATACAAGCTACAAACATTGAATACTCGACTTGAACAGTTGAATGTTGAAGGCTGGCATAACGAAGAAGCAAAGACTGTCGCTGAAACTATCGGCAATACTGAAGAAGTTGAACGTTTAAAAGCCAACATAGAGACAATTAAGTCTGCTATCGCTATTGTGCAAGCACAGATAGATGTTTTAGCGTAACGCTAGGAAGATACATGCCTTACTACATTAGCGACAAACAGGATGATTGTTCTGGGTGGGCTACTGTCAAAGTTGAAAAAGGTATGCCTAAAACTTTAGGTTGCCATACTTCTAAAGCAGGTGCTATTAGTCAGATGGTTGCTTTGTCGTTGGCTGAAAAAATTGAACCTGGTGGCGAGTACGGTAAACGTAAAGCTGGCGGTAAGAAGGCTGTAATCGTTGACATTGACGATACTCTTATTCATGCTGGTAGGCGTATAGATAAAACTTACAACTATGTTGAGTCTTTGAATGTTGATGTTTTACTTGTTACTGGTAGACCTGAATCTACTAGGGATGCGACAACTAAACTTTTGAATTATGTTGACATTAGTTATAATCGTCTTTACATGAATCCTGGCTCTAGTGCTAATAGTAATTCTTTTAAGAAGGCTAAGGCTGAAGAGTTGTTGAAAACTTATGACATTGTTTTGGCTATTGAGAATAATCCTGATGCTAGGCGTGGCTATGCTGATTTAGGTATTTCTACGAAAGACCCTGCTAAGTTACCTATGGTTGAGGATTCTTCTAATAGGGCTGTGGCTGTCTATAAGCCTACACAGGGTATGAAGGTGGCGGCTGCTAGGGCTTTGCGTTGGAAAGAAGAGGGTAAGGCTACTGGTGCTGGTACTCCTGTTGGTTGGGGTAGGGCTACTGACATTGTGCAGGGCAGGTCAATGTCTTTGAGTGTGGTCAAGCGGATGTACTCGTTTTTTTCAAGACATGAAGTTGATAAAAAAGGTAAAGATTTCCATAACACAAGTAACCCTAGTAATGGGAGAATTATGTGGGATGCGTGGGGCGGAGATTCTGGCTTTACTTGGTCAAGTGGTATTGTTGATAGAGAATCAAATAAACAAAGGAATTTGATGAGTGATGTTGTTGCGAGAGCTAATAATAGGGCTGAAAAGATTATGGCTACTCTCCGTAAAATTAATGGGTTGAAACCTATTTCTGAGACTCGTGTTTCTGATGCAGAGTTTGAGATTCGTGCTGTTGGAGATAAACTAACTTTTACTGGTTATGCTGCTGTATTCAATAGCGATAGCCAGCCGTTACCTTTTATTGAGCGTATCGCCCCTGGTGCTTTTAAGCGTTCTCTTCAGTCTCGTAATGATGTGAAGTTGCTTTGGAATCACGACTCTGGTGAACCTTTGGCTTCTACTCGTTCTGGGACTATGCGTCTAGTTGAGGACTCTAAGGGTTTGAGGGTTGAAGCGGAACTCGCTCCTACTACTCGTGGTAAGGATTTGAGTATCCTTATGCAACGTGGTGACATAGATAAGATGTCTTTTGGTTTCAATGTGCAGTCTGATTCTTGGTCTCCTGATGGTAATGTTAGAACTCTGGAGTCT